CATATTGATCCAACACCATTATATATCACCATCTAATTTTTTCCATTCAAATCCTTGTTTTTTAACTTCTTTTTCTAAATCTTCTAAATTAACCCTTGAAATATGTTTATGGTAAATTTTCCCATTATTATCTCTTAAGTTAATAACATATCTCCAAAGGAATCCTTGTTTGCAACTATTACATTTAACTGTTGAAACTCTATAATATCCAGTAGTGTTCGTGGAATTATGTTTATTTGTACAAGATTTAGTCATCTTTATCTTATCTTCTATGCTCCAAATTTTTCCAAAATTAGGATGCTTTTCACCACTCATAGCATTACTTATTTTGTCTTTCGCTTCTTTAGAATGGTGTTTCCCATACATTGGATGAAGTTCCCCACATCTCCCATAACAATGATGCTCTTTTCCATATTTTGCATCATTTTTTCTATGAAATTTATCGTGGACATCTTTTGGAACACATTGTAAATTTTGGATTCGGTTGTCTGTTTTATTGTAATTAATATGGTGAATTACACAATTTTTTGGAATTGGTTTTCCATAATGTTCTTCCCATATCAAACGATGTAATAACTGGTTATTATTCCCTTGCTTTTGTGAACTAATTTTATAATACCCATAATTATTCAATGTAGCATTTCCATATTTCGTTTCAATCAATCTTATTCACCTTTTCTTTTTGTTTATTCCTAATCTTCGTAGTTCGCCTCTGATTTGTCTTAATTCATCATCAAAGTTTTCTTTTCTTTTTTCGGTTATGTATCCAGTTCCATTTTCTTTTGGTTTTATCCATTTGGTTCTTTTCCATTCGTTTTTTTGGTCTTGCAATGCTTTGGCACTACAATCTTTAGTACAATATACTTGCCGATGATGTGTTTTTGCAAAATATTGTCCACAAAATTTACATTTGCAAATTATACTGGCACGATTAAAATGGAAAACACAATTGGGTGGTGCATTTTCTTTTATTTTCTTTATATCTTTATAAATTATCTTCAAATTTATACCACCTTAATCCTTTTTCTCTAACTGCTTTTTCTAATTCAACAATATTAGTTCTTGAAATAGTTTTCCTATTCCCATCTGCATTAGTATATTCATATCTAAATATGAAACCTTGTTTGCATTTGGAACATTTATTTTTATAAACATTGAAAAAACCAACTGTATTCTTGGATTTACTCATTTTAAAACAAGAACTCATCTGATGTTTATTTCCTTTTTTATGTAATTTCAAATGCTCTTCCTTTTTTAAAAGAGATAAATTACAAATGCAATTATTGACCCTATTTTTATCGTTATGATGAATTTGATAACCTTTGGGGATTTTACCATAATACTTTTCAAATAATAATCTATGGAAATATTGATGATGGTTACCCTCTTTTCTACTTGTAATTCGATAATACCCATTATCATCTAATTTAGCATTTCCCCATTGGGTATGAATTGTATTATTTGGTTTTATTTTTAATTTATACATCATCCTCTCCTAACCATTCGTACTCATCATCAGTTTCATCTTCATTGAAACCAAGTTCAAAATCATAATGATGGAAACATAATTCATTCAATAATAAGAACATCACTATAACAATGCTCCAATAATAATGCCCAGTAGCATTACTCAAGTTGGCTACAAACATACTAACCATCAACATACAATATTGGCATAATAATAAGATGAAAAAAAGAATGAAATAAAAGATAGGATTCATACTATTCATCACCAATTTCCTTAAGCATAATTTGGAACAGTCTTTTCTTGGATTCCAAAGTAGTTCTTAACTCACGATAATCCAATCTCAATTCACCAATAGTCTGTTCAACATAAGCATCCTTTTCAGCTACTGTTGGCTTTGCATTACCTATTACTGCACCGAAATCTGTTCCAAGCAAAATGTCGGCTCTTTGTTGCTCATAATCAAATTTACTGTTCCAATAGTCAGTTTCCATCTCTTCAATCTCATCGTTAAGTTTTCTTATCTCATCTTTCATTGTAATTCCTCATTGGTTTTAATCCTAATTCTTTTCTGATGTTGTTTAACTGGCTTTTATCCCAGTTGGCTTCAATTAGTTTCCTTTTAACTTTCCTTGCAAGGTCAAGGGTTTCATAATTGCCAAAATACACATTGTTTTTCCTTACAATAAACCCTTTTCTACCTTTCAATATGCTAATGTAAGTATCATTGAAATCCTTTTGTGCTTTTTTTCGTGGTAATCCAGTTGCTTTCCTTGAAAAACCATCTTTTCGTATTATTCTTCGCATAATATACCTATACTGTCTTGGAGTAAGTGTGTATTTTGCTTGAAGATTATAGGCACTCATTCCTTGATCCAAATCTTTTAGAAAGTTAGTCCAGTTTATCGTTGGCTCTACCATCATCATTTTCACCTATATCGGTACAGTTTAGTATTGTTGCTCTGTTTTTGCACTTCTAAATCACGAAAGTAATTCTTTTTCAAAATGTTGCTCACTTTCGTAGATGATAATCCTTTACCTAATTTGCCAAGTTGGAAATCGTTTCCTTGTAGAAATTCACTTATTTCTTTTGCAGAAATCCACTTGCCCTTATTGAGTACGAAGTAGCATTTGATTACTCCTTTGGCTCTTTCTTCCATCAGTTATCACATCTTTTCAGTTCTTATGATGTAATGACTTGCTCTGAAGTCATCTTCATATTTACTTGCAGTTGTCTTGTCTTGGTCTTGATAGTGGTTACTGGAGTAACTGTATTCTCTATCGTTCTCTTGTTCAAGTTTTTCCACCACTAATTGACATATTCTGCAACCATCTTCCAGTACGATTGGGTATTTGTTCAAGTTCACTATTTCCAATGTGATATGACCCTTAAAATTAGGGTCAATAAAACCACTTGTAATATGCACCAACAATCCAATCCTTGCAAGACTTGAAACTCCCTCTACTCTACCAACATAACCATTCGGTATATGCACCTTTTCCAAAGTAGATATTAACACCAGTTCATTCGGTGGTATCACCACACGATTAAAGTTTTCCACCACATCAGTTTCATCGGCTAAAGGTGGAACTATAACCCCCTTATTCAAACGAAAATGCAAATCAATACTGCTTGGTTGCAAATACAATGAATTAAAAGGTTGTATGAAATCAGAATGTTCTTTCTGAAGTTCCATCAAACTCCTATCAGAAAGGATGCTCATCTTATTCACCATCCTTTTTAAACCAAATGTTAAAGTGATTTGACATTGAGTTGGTGCGAATTTCTTTTATCTCTCCAAACTCCTCTTCAAATGCTCTTAACAATTCCATTGGTAAGAAATCAACAGTCCAAATTATGATGAATCTGTCTTGGTTGAAATTGAACCAAGCAAGACCCATATTGTAGCCATATTTTTCAAGTATGGCTTCCAGTTTCAATCCTAATTCATTTTGCAAGGATTGTAACTGCTCCTTAATCTCAAAATACTTATCCATCATTTTCACCTAAACTAATTTTTTCTGTTCGTTCGCTTCGTTTATCCTTTGCTTTGCAATATTATAATAATTTTCATCTAATTCTATTCCTATGAATTGGCGATTGGTGTTTATACAAGCGACACCAGTAGACCCACTCCCCATAGTAAAATCCAAAACAGTATCTCCATCATTAGAATAAGTCTTAATAAGGTATTTCAGTAAATCAACTGGTTTTTGAGATGGGTGTTTCCTATGAAAATTATTACATTCTCCTATCTGATTATTAAATGAAATTAACCTATTTGGAAATCTTAACCCATTATCTTTGTACTCTTGAGGAGGAATATCTATGCCATAAGTATTAGAACTAACATTATTCCTCTTAAAACTTTTATTAGTTTTTGCTTTTTCCATTTGAGGGAAATATTTCCCACTTTTTTTATAAAATACCATAATTTCCTCATAATTATTCAGAGGTTGGTATTTTTGAGTAAATCTGCCAGTACCAACTTGTTTATCCCATATCCAATCATATTTATAATATTTGATATTAGATAATCTCAAATGGCTACTAAAAGGTTCAGTGCCAAACAAAAGTATAGGGCTATCATCATAAGTTAAATTATCCAAACATTCCCACATTGGCTTAAAAGGAATAATATTATCCCATTTACAAACAGTTGTACCATAAGGAGGGTCAGTTAAAACCAAGTCCACTTTAATATCTTCTTCTGCAAGTTTCCTCATTTCTTCAAGACAATCCCCTTGTATTAATTTCATATTATTCCACCTTTTTACCTAATGCTCTTAAAACCTCATCTGCAAGACTATCACCAATACCATCAACTGCTAACAGTTTCTTCTTGTCAAGTTTCAACAAATCACGAAGATTCTTCAAGTTATGCAAAGCAACAATGTTCTCTGCCCTTTTCTGACTAATTCTTGGAATTGAAACCAAAAAATTATAACAAGGGTTTCGACTCAATTTTTCAACTGGTCTAACAACCCTACGATTTGTATCATTGCACTTCTCAAACACAAACCTCATACATTGAAATGCTTCCTTATCATCCTTGAAAGTAACAACATTCGTATAAGTTAATAAAGAAGCCATTGCACTAAAGAAATGAGTCTTATGGAAATGGTTTCTCTTTGTGTATTTTTTCCATTGATAACAAGCAACATCAATTGATCCGACCACGAATACGAAATGGTAAGGGAAATTGTTCGCTTGGTCTATGGTTTCCTTTTTCAATCTGCCATCGTAGATTGATTGTATGAAGTCAATAGTGGTTTTGAACTCTATTACTGTATTTCCACAGACATAATCTCCATATTGGAGTTGGGTTTCTTCATAATCGAAACCCCAACTGATAAATCTTCTTTCTGCATACTTTCTTCGTTCTTTGTGTTCTCTTGAGTCCATATAGATTTTCAAGTCAGTCATAAATCAACTCCTTGAAGTTGTGGAATCAAAATTTTCAAGTAAGATGAATATTCATCTCTCTTTTTCCTCAACTCTTCTCCTTTCTTGTAGTCAAGGTGTTCGGTTGCAAGGGTCTTGTCAATGTTTTCGATATTGCACCTTACAATCCTCACAGTTTCATTTATCGGATTCATCTTCTCTCTCCATAGGTAACAATCTATATACTGTTCCACAAAATTCACATTCTTGTTCAGTTCCATACTTGTCAGTTTCAACGATTATTCCATTGCATATAGGGCATTTCATCTTTTATCACCAAAGGTTAGGTTGTATGGGAAATATGCTCCCAATATTTCATTCATTCTTTCATCATCTATTTTCCCATCTTTGCAACATTTGTGCAAGATGTCTAAAAATTCCTTGTTTGTTAATGTAGCCATTGTTTTGCTCCTTGTGTTATCCAATATTCTTGTTTTGGCATTACCACCAAATTTTCAGAGATAAGAGTAAAAATATTACCTTTCCACCCACAACTTGTACAGAAGAAATGAGTTGGAGTTACACAGAAATTTACTGAATCATTTTGGTGTTTCGGACACGAACACCATAGGTTCTCCCCATATTCCCTAACTCTTCGTAGGTTGTAAATTTCTTTAAACACTTCTCTTAAGTCTTTGTTTAGTAAATCATCATCTGTCCTTAACTGGTTGCCATATTGCAACCTTTTAGTTTCAATCTCTTCAAGTGCCTCTTTGTAATGGTTAAAGGCACTTCGGATTATCTTATCGTGATAGTGCATTGCATTTTCATAGTAATCCAAGTTTTCGTTTATATCGTGGAATTCACCTTGTTTAATATGTACCACTTGATTAGTTTTGGGGTGGGTTGAACCGATGAGCCGAATATTACCATCAAGACTACTGTTAAAATTAACTTCATCTAATGAAATC